GGTCGAAACGCGCCCATCCTCATGCCTTTGGCGCGTGGTTGCCACATGGTCGAGGTTGACCATTTTGGTGTAACTTCTCGTCCAAACAAACCGCGCCATCGCCGCCTCCCACCATGGAACCACCGCGCCACCCGCGCTATTATGCTACCGCCTCGGCCGGCACCCCATCCCCCCGACCACCCCCAGCCGGCCGAGACTCTGCCAGCCGGCCGTGACCCCCTCGCGGCCGGTTTTTATGCGGCCTCGTTGCTGCCGTTGCGCGCCTTCTTCAGCCTCGCCTCGATGCGCGCCAAGATCGCGTGCGCCTCGTAGTCGCCCTCCTCGGGCGGTAACCACCCCAAATGCCGGCTGTGGTCCTCAATGTCGGTGACAATCGCGTTGATGCGCGCCCGCACCTGGTCATTGGTTGGTTTTTTCATAGCAACCTCACCGCGCCGTACATCGGCGTGAAAATTCCAGTGTCTCGGTCCACCGTGAAGTCACACTCGCCGCGCGCCCCGGCGCCGATCTGGCGGACCTTCTGGCTGATCACCATCGAGGTGTTTTTCTTGGTCACATCGCGCCAAACGATCAGCCCGTTGTCGCACTTGTTGAACCAGTTCATCGAACCGTCGATGTCGGCCAGGTTTGGAATCCGGCCGCCGTTCTCAGTCACCGCCTTGGTCGGATGTGCGACGATGACCACCGTGACATTGGCTTGGCGCGCATAGGCCTTGGCGTAGGTCAGGCACTCGCCGATGTAATCGGTCATCAACTGGTCTTTGGGCTTGGCGCGATCGAGCTGGTTCCACGGATCGATCAGCACGATGCCAACCTGATCGCGCAGCACCGTGATGGTGGCTTGGTCAAGCACCCAACTCATGGTGCGCGGCGGGTCGTCGTAATTGTCCTCGGGCAATGACGACTGCACGAATATGTTTTCGCGCGATATCCGGCGGAATTGGTTCTCAGGACCGGTCCATATCCGCCGCATGGTGTCGCGCAATTCGTCCTCGTTCTCGGGCACGTACATGAACGACCGGGTGTCGCGGTTGCCCGCCAGCTTCAGCAAGACGTTCATCAAAAACGTCGACTTGCCGTGGCTGGATATCCCGCTGACGATCAAAAGTTGGCCGGGGTAAAACTTGAATATCTCGTCCAATTCCCACCAGCCGGAACCGTAGGCCACGCTGGCCAGCGGCGGTCGCTGCGGCAGGTCGGCAAGCGAATAGAGCCCAATCTGGCCATGGCGAAATGGCTTGGCATCCATCAGATTTGCACTCCTATCCGTTTAGATTCCTCGCTCGCCCCGCGCACGATGCGGCCGAGAAACTCGCGCGGATCTTGCTTGGTTGAGGCTTGCTCAATAGCGGCACGCGCTAGCGCAACGTTGCCTTTGAATTTGGTATTAAGCAGCTTGGCGATGAGCCCACCGGTTCCACGGTCATTGCCGAGAACCTGCTTTCCTCTTTCGAAAAGCTCTTTTTCTGGGGAAGCCGCTTCAGCGGCTCTTACTTCTTTATAGGTTGTAGGTTGCTCGGGCATTGCTTGAACCCTTGCTTGAGCATTGCTTAAGCATTGCTCGGTTTTGTGAGTGGCCTTACCTCCTTTGGAGCCAGCCTTTGCCCGTCGTTCATAACTCGCCACTGCCGCCGCTATTTCGGCGTCTATGCGTTTGTGTTTCCAACCATCATGAAAGAAAGCTTGTAGGATTGGCTTGTGCTGCTGCCATTCCTGGTCAGTCAGATGGGCAATGGTCGCCAGCGAATAGTCATCGGCCGGCAACCCACCGGTTGCCCAATAGTGCATGATGAGTGACAGGTAGGCGCCGTGACCGATGGCGCGGAGATGCGTGGTGTCCCTCTGGTAGTCCCCAACATGGAGAGGCATCCACGGTCGGTTCATGCCGCCCTCCCCCGTAAAAGCTGCCAAGACTCCAGCGCCTTGACTGCTTCATCCACCCCTTCAGCGATGCAGGTGAAGCCGCCTGCCGCCTCGACATCGGCGATGAACTCAAGCTGCGCCTCACTCGGCCGACCCTTCGGGCTCTTCAATTCGAGCGCGAACAGTTTTGCGTCGTGGAAAATCAGCACGTCCGACACGCCGGCACGCACGCCATTCTTTTTCATGATCGCGCCCTGGATCGAGGCGCCGCGGCGGTTGCGCTTGCCGCCCAGGAACGCCCCGTTTGGCGTGTGCCAGAACACGATGCCGGGCTTGCCGCGGAACCGCAGATGATCGAACACGGCCTGTTGTATGGTCTGTTCGAGACGCTGCACTGTCAGCCCCCCTTGGCGTCGACGACCGGCGGCGCCATCGCCCGCCCGAGCGGCGTATGCTCAAACGCAAACAGGGCGTCCGTGTAGGCGTCGACCCGAGCCTCATGGTCGGCCAATGCCTTTTCGTCCCAAGACCTTAGCCGGATGACCGCACGCAGCGCGCGAACGTCGTAGCCGTCCGCTTTGGCGGCTGCATAAGCGTGGTTGATGGCCCGCGTGGTGTCGGCCTTGGCGGCCTCGAGCTGTTCGATCTGCCGCACGATGCTCGCGAGTTGGCTGTTGTTGGTTGGCATGTGTTCCCCCTAGTCCGGCGGCAGCGGCACGATCAGCCCGGCGCATTCCTGCTCGGCGCTGTCGGCCAACTGCTGCCACAGCCTGGCCTCGGCCCGCGTCACCTCCGCGCCATGGTCGTCGGCGTCGTGACAACTCGCCCACCGCAGCCGCTGGGCATGGCCGCGGGCGGTCTTGATCAGTTCATTGATCGCGGTTGTCATCGGCTGTCCCCTCCTCGGCCTGCGCCTGCGCCGCGGCTTGGTCCGCCAGTGTCGGCACGCCGGCATCCAGAAACAGGCGCTGGGCGGCATTGATGATGGTCGCGAGCCGCACCTGATGGTCCTTGGCCTCATCACGCTGCAGCAGGCAGGACGTGGCCCGGCTTTCCAGCATCACCCGCTCGCGCTTCATCGCCTCAAGCTCGGCCTCAAGCTCGCGGATCTGCACCTTGGCCTCGGCCAGGTCGGCCTTGACGTTTTCGAGTTCGTGCTCGCGGGCCTGAAAGTTGGTGATAAAGAGTTCGGCCGCCTGCATCCGAGTATCCGGCAAGGTTTGGCCAGTCTTTTTGCCGTTGCCGTTGGTAGTGGGTAAGTTGTTCATCGATATCCCCTCCTGGTTCAAAAATGGCTCACCAAATCCGCATATCGGCCTCGACCTCGCGGTGCTGCTCGGCCGTCAAGCGCGTCAGCCGGACGTTGGCCCAGACCACCAAGCCCAGGCCTGCCGCGAACGAGACGGTCAACAACAAAGTCCCAAGCAGCGCGAGCATCGTCATGGTTCAAAGTTCGTCTTCAGCCCGCCCTCGACCGGCATCGGAATCCGCCGCGGCGACTTGGTGCCGTGCCCGTGCTCGGTCGTCACCCGCTCAGGGTGTTCGCGCGCCAACGCCGCCAGCATCTCGTCGCCGGCCCGTTCCAATGCCGCCTGCTCGTGCGGGTCGATCGCCACCGGATCGCCCGGCGTCGGTTTGAATTGTCTGCGCCCGGGCTGGATGCCTTTCATCGGTGATGCCCCTGCGCGTGCCCCCTGCGGCGGTGCTCGGCGCAATAGGCAGTGCCGCCGCGCTCTTTGGGCTGGCCGCAGAACACAAACGGCCCGTCGCCATGCGGCCAACGGCACTGATCCTCGCGCAGCTGCCACAGCGGCAGGCCGAGGAAGTCGTCCGGCATCGGCTGCGAAGCCGGCGGCTGGATCTCCGGTTTCGGCTCCGCACGCACATGACACGGCGGCGGTAACGGCTCGGGTTTGGGCATCGGGGCGGCTCTCCTCTTGCCTTGGCGAAAGTCGTTGCGATGGCACAGCCCGATAATCGCGTTGCGGCTCACCCCGCCGAGCTGCCGCGCAACCTCGGTCGCGGTGAAACCCTGCGCCCACAGGTCGCGCACCAGTTGCTTGCGCTCGTCAGTCCACGCGAACGGCCACGGCATCCTCACCCCTCATCGTCGGCGAGCCAGGGGCGCGGACTCGGCTGGTGTTTGGATCGTCCATAATTCGGCGGGGGCAGAAAAGCCGCGGCGTTCAAGTTCAGCCATCATCACCAAATAGGCGTCGGGCGCGATGCGACCGCGGTCTCCCCAATTCCAGACAGCCTGCGTGCTTTTTCCGGTGAGGCGCCCGACTTCCGCCGGGCCTCCCAATTCGCGCAGAACCTCGGCAATCGTTTTAAGGCGTTGAACCATGATGCATTATCATATACACCGGCGGTTTAGTTGGCAAGCCGTGTCTGTTTGGTTTATCGTTTATGGTGTATAAGGCGGCTAGAGTATCGGCCATGCCGAAACGTCTGCCCAATCCAATGAGCATTGAAGAGATAGCCCACCGGCTAGTTCTGACTCGGCAAGCTCTGGAAATCTCACAAGTTTTGATGGCAAAGCGAGTTGGGGCAACACCACAAGCCTGGAACAACTACGAAACCGGGCGCAAGCGTATTTCGATCGACCAAGCATTGCGATTATGCATTGCGACCGGCGTTGATTTGGACTGGATTTACCGTGGCGAGATGGACGGAATACCGAGTGCCCTGCTCGACAAGATAATGGCCATTCTGGCTGAGCCTAATCGGACTCGGAACTCACGCTGACGAGCGCCGGCCGGCTCTCCTTTTTTGTTCCAAATAGGAACTCATCAATAAGGGCCTGGGTGTATTCAAGCACCCTTGTGGCCTCTGCCTGATCTTCCGGTAATTGTGTAGCAATTTGAACGGCCAAGCGGCGAAGATGGTTGTCGTCGTCATCGCTTTTTGATTTGCGATGCACAAATGCGGAACTCATTGGGTTCCCCTTTTTTGCCGTCGATCCAACGTGATTTAGAACATAAAAACATAAGCCGCGCTACCTAGCGCGCTGTTTATAAATAAACCTTCCGTGTATTTAATTGCTTGACACTAAACCGTGGGTGTATACGATGTCTCCCACAAACAGGAGACACACCATGCCATCCGCCGCTGCCGTCATCCGCAAAACCCAACAGATAGCCCGCCCACTCAAGGTGCTGGTGCCACTCATTCAGGAAGAACTGATAGCCGGCGGCGAGGCCGGCATGGATCACTACATCAAAGCCGGACGAATGCTCAACGAGGTGAGGGACAGCGGCCAAGTCTCCTACGGTTCGTGGGGCCGCTGGCTTAGGGATAATTTTACCCTTAGCCACAAAACGGCGGGCGACTACATGCGCGTCGCCAGGAAGGCCGACGAACCAGGATCCACTTTGGAAGGATCCTTCCAAAGTATCGACAGTGCACTTGGCCGCGAGACTCGCACCATCAAGTCGGTCACCAAGAAAAACAAATTGAAATCGCTGTTCGATGGCGTCGACAGGGTGAACGTCACCCGCCTGTCCGACGAGCGGCAGTCCCGTGATGACGAAATCAAGCTTCACCGGGACATGGCACTTCAACTCATCGACTTGGGTTATCGCGCTTTGGCGACGCGCCTTCACCCTGATGCCGGCGGATCGAGGGACGCGATGTCGCGCCTCAACGCCGTCCGTCATGAACTGAAAGAGTTCGCCGCAACGAGGAGATTTGTATGAACAACGCAGTCATCAAAACGTCAAAGGTGATCAAGGGCATGACATCGAATGTCCGCACGCATTTCGATGTCTTCGATCGTGCCCGCGATCTTTACCTTGAGCAGATCAAGCGTGCCGAAGCCGCATACTTTGATCGCATCCGTAAAGCGACCGCTCTTCTCACGGGCGAGGAAGAAGGCCTCACGACTGACAACGCTACACCGGAAACCCTCAACCATCAGCCTGCGAGCAATTGAGTGACTAATGCCAACGCTGCCGGATGGTGGCGGCGTTGGCATCTTACAGGAGCCGCGTGATGCCCACTCTCGACATCGAATTTAACGAACTGCCGCTGCTCGTCGACCTCGACGGCTTCCACGCCGCCCCGGTCGACGGCGTTGCTGACATTCATTTCCGCGACAGTCAGGAATGGCATGTCACTGGCATCACGCTGACCGGCTATCGCCGCGCCACCGCGGCCGAGGTCGAGAAGACCGGCGTGTTCGTGCAGAAGTGGGTGCCACTCGATCCGCAGCAGCACGAATGGCTCTACAACCAGATCTGCGAGCGGTTGGAGCACGCGCCGCTGTCCGCCAACGTCGAGGCCGAGATCATCGCCAGGATGGAGGATGCACTGTGACGTTCTCCGACGCCGAGAAACGAGAATGCGCAGAGCGCGAGGCGAAGATGCGCCGTCGCGTCTATCCGCGCTGGGTAGAGCAGAAGAAAATGTCGCTCGCTCAAGCCGACAAGCAAATCGCGCTAATGGACGAAATTGCGGATGACTACCGCAAGAAAGAATTGGTGCTCCTATGACGCCTCTCAGCGAGAGCGAAGTAGAGCGTGCGATCGAACTCTGCAACGCGATCGTGCAGAGCGCGGCCAAGATCGAGCGGATGGTGGCCGAGGCCAAAAAGGAAATAGCCGTGCTGGCGCGCGATCTCGCCAAGGCGATGCAGGAGAACGAAACACAATGACGACGGAATTTCTAACCTCCGAGACCGACCCGCTGTCGATCCGCATTACCGGGCTCGCGATGGGGCAGGCCGTCAGGTGGTCCGACGCCGGCAAGCCTGACGTGGAAATTATGAGCGCGATGGTCGACGCCATGGCCGTCAGTTTGGCGTCGATCCTGATCGCCTGCTTGGCCGAAAGCCCAACTGCCAAGGAGAGCATCGAGGAGGTCGCGGTGGCGGCGGCGGCGCGCACCACAAAACTCGCGCATCGGCAACTCGACAAGTTTGCAAAACATCTCCGGAAAGCCAAACAGCAAAATGCTCACCCCCGCCCAAATTGACGCGCGCCGCGGCAAACTCACCGCGAGCAGAGTCGCGTGTCTGATGCGTGGCGACACGCAAAAAATACACGACCTTTGGAGGATGCTGACCGAAGACCCCAGCTATCAAGAGACTGACCTTTCGCAAGTTTGGCCAGTCCGTTTGGGCGAGGCTACCGAGCAATTGAACCTAGACTTTTTCGACTTGAAGCACGGCCCTGTTTCAATGCGGGGTGATGTCATCACACACACAAATGGTTGGCTCGCTTGCACGCTCGACGGCTGGAGCGCGCTGCATGGTTGCCCGATCGAGGTGAAGCACACTGGGGGCCACGAGCCATTTGAAACTCTAGTCGAACGCTACCAACCACAAATGCACACGCAGATGATTGTTACAAACACGAAACAATGCGCGCTCTCCGTCATCATGGGCGCGCGCGAGCCGATCGTAGAGTTCATCGACTACGATGAGGCATACGGCGCTGAGTTATGGCGGCGCGCGGAAGCGTTCATGCAGTGTGTGTGGAGCAAAACGCCGCCGGTCGATATCGACGAGCCGGTGACGCCGCCAGTGCCCGGCAAGGTCTACGAAATGAGCACCAGCAACGAATGGTGTTCCAAAGCCTTTCTCTGGCGCGAGAATATTGCCGGCAAAAAGCTCGCCGAGATGGCCGAGAAAGAACTCAAGGCCATGATGCCGGCTGATGGCAAAAAAGCATTTGGTGCCGGAATTTATATTTCACGCGATAGGGCGGGGCGGTTGTCGCTTCGGGAAGAGGCGCCCCTATGAGGCGTTGGCACATCCCTTTAGTTGATAGATTTTGGGCAAACGTTATTCCCGAACCAATGAGCGGTTGTTGGCTATGGACCGCAGGAACCGACCAGCATGGATATGGTCAAATATGGGAAAACTCTACCAAAAGATGGAAGGCCCATAGACTATCATTCACGCTGCATTGTGGGCCAATTCCTTCGGGTCTCCACGTTCTGCATCAGTGCGACAATCCGTTTTGCGTTAATCCCGACCACCTATTTCTCGGAACGCCGGCGGATAATGCGGCCGACAAAGTCGCTAAGGGGCGCGCCAGAGGGCCGGGATATTTCGGCACCAAGCACTGGTGCGCCAAAATAACTCAAGAAATAGCCGATGAAATTCGGTTGCTCTCATTGAGCGGACGGAGCCAACGCAAACTTGCGGCTCAATTTGGACTCGCAAAACCGACAGTGCAGTCAATTTTACGAGGACGCACATGGAACCCGGAGAAAGCCACGTCATGAACGAGAACTCAAACATCACCGTGATGCCGTGGACGCCACCGCCGGCAACGGCGCTATTGCTCTCCTCCATCATCGAGGTCGCCCGCGACAACAGCGCCGACATCGACAAGATCACGCAACTGATCGCGTTGCATGACCGCATGAAACTCTCCGCCGAGGAGGAGGCATTCGACGCCGCCATGAACGCCGCTCAAAGCGAGATGGGCCGCGTGGCGACTGACAGCAACAATCCACAGACGCACTCGAAATACGCCAGCTACGGTGCGCTCGATCGCGCGGTGCGGCCGATCTATACCAAGCATGGGTTTTCGCTGATGTTCGATACCCAACAAGCCCCGACGCCGGACGCCGTGCTAGTGACGTGCCGCGTCAGCCGCGGCGGCGCGCACCGCATCTTCTCGATAGCTATGCCGGCTGATGGCAAAGGCGCGCGAGGCAACGATGTGATGAGCAAGACACATGCGACGGGCAGCGCCGTTTCGTATGGCCGGCGGTACTTGCTCGGAATGATATTCAACTTGGCCACTGGCCAGGACGATGACGGGGTTGCTGCAAGTGGTTCACGCGAGGGCAATAACTTCAAGTACGCGCGACGTGCGCCGCAGGCTGCACCCAACGTGTTGCGCACACCCATGCCAGCGCACGATCCGCAGACCGGCGAGATCCACGAACCAGTTCAGGAGTCCGTTTCCACCCCAACAGCGGGCCCTGAAACCTCCTCCGCACCGACGGGTCTAGAATACGGTGCGGAGGAGAACCTTACTGACCGCATCGAGCGGCTCGATAAAGAGTTGGGCGTTGCGGCTGCGAGAGGCATGGCTTCTCTCGAAGAAGCTTGGGACAACATCGACAAAGATGACAAGCGGATGCTCAAGGCCGCCCTCGACAAGCGGCACAAGATTACAGCGGCACAAGTAGACAGGCTTGAGGCAACCCCATGACCACCCTCCACACCATGGAGGAGACGGCCACAAAGCTGCGGATAAGCCGCCGCAGCTTGCAGGATTTTATCCGGGATTACCCCTACTATCGGTCTTTCGGTCGCAAGAAGCTATTCACCGACGAAGATGTCGCCCGCCTGATCGAGGCCCTGCCATGCCCTGGAAACTCGTCCCGCCCCGTCAGGGCAAAACGCCGTTCTGGTACGTCCGGGGGAAATACCTCGACATCGCTCTTGACCGAAGTACGGGCGCTAGCGAGAGGCGATCCGCCACTACGATATTCAACACCTGGAAACGCCAAGCCGAGCGTGGTGAGTTTTCCAATTCCCCCAAGGTCGCCGACCCGGAGTTGTTCTTGAGCGCGGCAAAAGCCTACATGCTGGCCGGCGGCGAGCGGCAATATGTCGAGGCTATTTGCAACAAATGGCCGACGAGGCTTCTGTCCGATATTGACCAAGTGGCGATCGACACGCTGGCTAGTGAACTCTATCCAACCTCGCCGGCATCGACGCGCAACCGACAGGTCTACACGCCCGTTTCTGCCATCCTTAAACACGTCGGGATCGACAAAAAGATCAAGCGACCGAAAGGCTGGCGCGGCAGCAAGCGGACATTCTGGCTCAAGCCAGAGCAGACATTCGCTCTGCTAGACGAAGCATCCAAGATTGATGCCGAGTTTGGCATCTTCTGTACGCTGCTCAACTATACCGGCTTGAGGCTCTCGGAAGGGCTCGGACTGCAATGCGAGCAGGTCGACCTGCAACGAGAGTATGCCTACGTCCCGGACACCAAGACGGGAGAGCCCCGTGCCGTGTATCTGCCACCCATCGTCGTCGCCTCCCTTGCCAGACACCCTCGCACCCTTGCCAGGAATGGGCGACTGTTCCGTTTCCATAACGGAGGTCGGTTGCGGGACATTTTTAGTGAGGCTTGTGACCACGCCGGGATTGATCTTCCTGCGCGAACCGCCTTCCACGTTTTCCGTCATAACTACGCGACCTGGATGAGACTATACGGCGGTCTCGATGCGCTCGGCCTCACCCGGACGGGTGCATGGGCGGACATGGCGTCAGTCGAGAGATATGCCCACAGCGAGCCCACCAGCGAGGCGCGGCAGGCCGCATTATTGCCGACGCCAACCCGTGGAGTCGACGTGGAGCGAAAGCGCGGCAAGGCTTAAGATGTTGATATTGCACACATTGGTTGTCCCTTCACACGGGAGAGGTCGTAGGTTCAATCCCTACAGCGCCCACCATTTTACGGGCACTTCCTCGGCACTAGCCGGAACAAACCGGCACCAATCAGCACCAATCAGAACCTCCAAACGTGGAGGGGACGTGGAGAGAGATCTCTCTTCGTTCTCTCCGCGCGCACGGACGTACCGCCCTGCCCATCACGGTGGGCTGCGCGGTGCCTCTTTGGAATTCCGGGCACCTCACAGAGGAGACTAGTCTCATGAGACGATTGCTACTGGCATCAGCCGCCGCGCTGATGCTGTTACCCATGTCCGCGAAAGCCGACGTTATTATTGACGACCACCTGTCCGGCACTGGCGACAATGTGGTTTTCAACGCGCTGACATCCACCCGCGTTGTTGGTGCCTTCAACGGCCAACATACCGGGTTGGTCGATTTTGACTGCTTGGCGGGCTGCGGTGGTTTCATCGGAGCGCAGAACGGCAACGACCTGAAGATCGCAAACTTTCAAACCCTCAACGTAGCGGTCTTCCAGAATGACGGCGTGACTGCGTTAGCCACGGCTACCGACGTGTTCTCCATCATCGGCACCGGGGACGTGACGGTGTTCGTCACCGCCAACGAAACCAATGGCACCCAAAAGCTGTTCACCTTCGACCTGACCGCGCTGTTTGGTCCGCTTGGTAACGGCCAGAACGGGTTCACACTGTCAGCCATCAACGGTGAGACGATTGATCACTTCAGGCTTGTCGATGTCGGCGGGACCATTACCGACTTCGAGCACTACCGGATCGACGTGGCGGCACCGCGGGCCGTTCCTGGCCCGGTCGCGGGCGCTGGCATCCCAGGCGCTATCGCCGCCGGCATGTTCATGGTTGGCCTTGCCCGCCGGCGCCGCAAGAACCAAGCCGCTGATATGTGAAAGGATACCCCGGCGTTAGTATAACCCGGGTCAAAAACTACCAGCCCAGACGTGGCAAATATCTGGGCTGGGACATTTCCTATGCCTACTACAAAGCGCGCATTCAGATAAACGGCAAGGTGGTCTACCTCGGTCATTACGCCACGCCGGAAGCCGCAGCCGCGGCCTATCGCAAGGCCAAGAGAAAAAAGCGAGATCCCAAATAGGAGCGACCATGCCCGATCTTCTTGGCCCCGGCGGATGGGCCTATTGGCGAGAACGGTTCACCAGGGCAGATGCCGAACGGACGCATCTGCGGGCAGAGGTCGAGCAGCAGCGTAAGCAGTGGGAAGATATCTGGAGGAGGAACGTCGATTTGCTTGCTGAGATCGAGCGGCTAGAGCAAGAAAACAAGGAATTGAAACTGGACAACAAAAAAGCCGCCTCCAAAGAGACGGCTTTCCCGAACGCATCAGCCTAACGCGGCTGGTTGGGTTGCCCCGGTTTCGGCTGCTTGTCATCGTCCGGCTTGTTGGGATCGCGTGGGTCGGCCATGGTCGTTTCCTCCTTGGATGACCTCGGAGCGAGGCCTCAAGGCCAGAACAACGCCCGGTGGCGGTCGCCGTTCCCCTTTTTACCGTAGCCGCGGTAGACTGAGACCGTCGCCCCCGACACTGAGCAAGAGCGATATCAGCACGATCACGCCGATCACGACGAACACGATCATAACGATTTTGCCCAGAGGCTCGGGTAACGGCACCTGTTGCAAAATCCACCATATCAAGATTGCCAAAATTACGAAGATCGTCAGATAGATCAGTAGACTGATCATGGCCTGTCCCCCCTTATGACACCGGCACGCCGTTGATGATGACCTGCACGTTGCCCGAGACCTCGATCTCCATGCGGACGGTGGCCGGCCTGTGCTCGACCTCCGGTGGCGGTGTTTCCGTCGTTTCCTCCGGCCCGCCCAGTTGGGTGGCGATGGCGTCGCAGATCTCGTCAAACGCGCCGTCGTACAGTTCGGCATCCTCCGAAGAGTCGACGAAGCAGGTCTCGATCAGGACCGCCGGCATGTTGGTGTGGTTGAGGAAGTAGAGGTCCGTTCGCTTCTTGGCGCCGCGGTCGATGAAGTCGCCGGCATCGGCGATGGCGCGCGACATCTGCCCGGCGAGCTCGGCCTGGGTGATGTACAGCACCTCGGTCCCCATCGGCTTGGTGGTTTCGACATAGGCGTTGAAGTGGACCGACACGTCGAGGTCGCGGGTCTTGGAATTGTGGAAACTGACAATGCGGTTGAGGTTCTCGTTCTGCGTGGTGCTCACATCGTCGTGGAACACGTAGACAGTGACGCCGCGGGCAGCGAGTTCGTTGGCCACGCGATCGACCACACGGCGGGCCTCGTTGACCTCGTCGAGCACCCCGGAGGCGCCACGCACATGCTTGCCGTGGCCGGAGGAAATGCAGACGGTGCCGTAGGGCTGTGCGGGCATGGCGGTGTCTCCCTGCCAGGGGTATTCGACCTCTACCTCGTCGTCGGTGGTGATGCCGAGCATCGACATCAAGCCCGGACTCAAATCGGCAACGCGGCCAGTGTCAGCGTGTGGACCCCAATCGGCCGGAGTCGCCTCGCAGAAATGGCCGGTCTTCGGCGACCGCACCATCACCTTCATGTCGGGCAACATCGCCTTCGGCGTCTCGTCGTAGTTCCAGCGACAGGCGATATAAGGCATGTCGGGATCGAGCCGCCGCGCCAGGCCGGTAGTGCCGGGCGGTTGCTCCTCCAGGAACAGCTGCGGCGCGTCCTCGACCTCATAGATAAACGCCAAGCCTTCTGACGGTGACACCCCCATGTCCCTGGGGCCGCCGAACCAGCTACATTTGCCGCGCAGCGTGGTCATGGCTTCTTCCCGAGTTCGCGGGTCATCACCTCGATGACTCGGTCCAACCTCGCGGCATTCGCTTGCGTTTCCTTCTCCGTCACAGTGAGCCGGTTATTGATCTCGGCTAGGTGTGGGCTACCGCGGACCTCAAGCGTGGTGACACGGTTCTCCAAGTTGACCGAGTATGTGATCATACTGACCGCGATCGCCGCCGCCGCCAAAGACTGCGCCACCAAGAAATACACCAGGGTGGAATTGTCGCGCAGCCATGATCTGAGCTCTGTCATCGCGTTTACGCTGGGGAATACCAGCCATCGATCACGATGATCGCCCCATCGTGCGATGTCTCGACAGTCCCGCGAGTGTATATGACGGTACCTGACGCAAACTCCATGGAGCCAAAATTACCGTTTGAGCGATCAATCCAGGTAAACATTCCAGTCGCCGCGTCTGCGGGAACAGGCAACGTGATCCCCACGCCGCCGCCACCGCCGGCCGTTGTGATGTTGACTAGAGCGTGGACGTAAACCAAGCCGCCGTTGCGACGGTACGCTCCGGTCGCTGTCGCGGACGTAAAGGCAGTCGTTCCGTCAGCCTTCGTCGCCGTCACGGTATAGGCCAGAGCCACTGCTGGGGTGTTGTCGGTCGCAAAGATGTTGGAACACGTTGCGGTGTCGACAAAGATCGCTCTGGACTGGTCGAGCTGCTTGTTGCCGCCGATGTAGAGTCGCAAGGAACCGACATGATCCACATCGATAATTCGCCCGGCACCGGCGGACCCGGTCAGCGTGAATTTATTATCCACGATCGAAATTGTGTCGGACGTGCTGGTGGGGTTAATCCGAATTGCCGTGTTAGTCACGTCATAGAACGTATTGTTCTCAATGGTCGTTCGGCCTGCCGTGCAAGGCCCGCCATCGACGCTGCTGCTTGGAATGTGTATTCCGAAATTGGCAGAGCCTTGGATCTTGTTGTTTTTGATGATGAAATCGTGGAAATCACGAATGCGGATATTCGCGATGTTAGTCGCAAACCCAGACCCGCGCGGGCCATTAAGGATGTTGCCGGCAATGATGCTGTTGTTGACGCCAAACATCGCAATGTTGGCGCAGGCTTCTAAATTCAACGAGGCTTGGCCGGTCAGCGCGATGTAGTTGTCGACAATCGTCAAGTCAGTGGCGCGGACGGTAGTCCCAGAATAGATGTAACTCGCGATACCGGTACTGGCTATGTTGAATATAAAGTTGCTGGAAACCACGACCTGTTGACACGAAATCAATGATATGCCGTTGCCGCGGCCGCCGATGTTCCTGATGACGTTGCCAACGATGGTGCCTTGTATCGGGGGCGAGCCAACGGAGTCCTGCACAATGCCGATGGCGTCGTCGGTGGTGCCCTCGATCAGATTGCCTTTGATGACAAAACCCGTGCATTCATTGGAGAGTTGCATTCCGCCAGCGCCAGTGGTGGTGATGCGGTTGCCGTTTATGAAAATTCCGGATGTGTGATCCATCCAAATTGGAAAAGTCGTAATTTGGTTGAAAAAACAGTTGGTGATCGTCATGCCGGCGGTTGCGGATACCTGTACGACAAACCCGGTATCGCCGAAGACCAGAGATCCCGAACTCCAGATATGCAACCCATCCAACGTTATCCTGTTGCAGCCGACAAACCGCAGCATGTGATTGAATGCGTGAGTGGGCTTGGCATATTGGATGCTACCGCCGTGCGACCGCACCGTCAGATCGTTAGCCGTGAAGCCCACGCCCTCCTTGATCACCCAATTGCCGGTAACGTCGAGCACCCCGCCGACGCCCTTATTAACCAGGTAATCCACCGCTTGCTGCCAAGGCACATCCGCAATGTCTGATCCGGTCGCCAGGCCGCCAAACATTTGCGGACGCACGATCGTTTCGGTTAATTCCCACCAAGCGCCATCGGCAGACTGGATCTTGCCGGCATGCGTGGGGATGGCGGGCACCTTTTTGTAAAGCGCCCCGCCACCATCGCCGACGACGGAATAGCCGGCAGTACGCAGATGCGTAACACCGTAAGCAATAGTGGCGGCGACGACTGTTGCGTGGGTGGCGTAGTCTCCTTCCGCGGCTCCGCCGGACGATGCGATCGCGGTCCAGCCGGCACTCTGGCGGCCGTACTGCGTGCCGTCGATCGGGGCATCGGCAATGCCGGAAGCCGCACCACCGAGCAGATGCGACGGCACCAACACATAGGCGCCGGTCGCCGTATCGAAGGTGAGGATGAAACTCGTGGGGCTGGTCGGAATGGCCGAGATCGCACCGAAATCGGTCCAGTCAGTCTCGACGGTGACGGTGCCGTGTTGCTTGGTCACGTCGATGCCGGTGGTGCCGACAATGTTGCCAGGATACTTGACCAGCGCCCGCAGTTTTGGCGTCGGTGCCGCCTTCGGTCGATCGCTGAAGACTGGGATGGGCGCGCTCATCGCAACTCACTCTCATGCAAACCGGAAAAACATCGCTTTCACCGTCACCGAACTGCCTTGATTGTTGTAGACGTGCATGTCGGAACCAACTGCTGCGACGGAAATCTTGCCGGACGCAGGCGTTGTGCTTGAGGTCGCCTGAAACAATCCGGTAACGCTGCTGACCTGAACCGGGAGGCTGTTGCCGATCAGATAGAGCGCGGTGTCACCCGCAGCCGTGTATTCACCAATCAGCATCATCCCGGCACCGCCGCCTATTACTTTGGCGTGCGCGCCCTGCGCGATGACAATGCCCGGTGCGCTGGTGATATCGAACTGCGGCTTGGCTGCCGCCGAAAGTGACGTGTTAAATTGCCCCCTGGTCGCAATATCTCCGCTCGCAGTGACAAAGAAGTTATCGTGCTTGATAATGTAAGTTCCGACAGAACTGGACGCAAAGCCAATGCCGGTATCCCATGCGCCATTACTGGAACGGATTAAAATTGCAGCCTCGCCGTTTACCGGCACCGAGCTTGCATAGGGAATATCAACGCCAATTACGTACCAGGGACCGGAGGGGGAAAAAGCGTGGTTCTGACCGGTGTTGTTTATAATGCCAAGGCCGAGACCAATCGCACCATTGGTGGCAGCGGTTCCGGTTGCAGTCGCCTGGAAAAAGGCTCCGAACGCAGCGCCATTGGTTGAACTGTTGTAGGTGAGCCCCATAAGGCCAACGGCGTCTCCGGTCCCTACCTGCGTGACGGTTGTTAAAAGTCCAACCGGCTGCGCGATGGGAGGAAGGCCGGGTGTACCTGCAGAAACGTTATTGGCGTGGACATTGATCGACAACGGAGCATTCTGGCCGCTTTCCGTATCCACCCCGAGTGGCAGTGCTTCGGTGCGATTGATCTGCACTGCATGATAGGACGTGGTGGCGCCGAGATCGTTGATGATCATGGCCGGCGATCCGGCAACCCCCGCGACGTTCACAGGGCCCGTGGAAACAACGCCGTTCGCGCGATTGATCGACAGCGGAGAACCGAGATAACTGCCGCCGTCGCTGTACCGGCTGATGACGAAATCAGAACCTGCGTTGCTGCCGCTTTCCGCAGCCGAACTGCCCAGTTCCACGGTCCAGCGCGAAGTATTTCCGAGAAAACCAGCAATGAGAGAGTTCTGGCCAGATGCGGCTTTCGAGATCGCCAGGTTGCCGGTCATGATGTCGCCGGAAGCCGCTACCGCGCGCGTCCAGGCAGCACTATTGCGTCCATACGTATTGCCGTTAATAGGCGCGTCAGCAACCCCGCTACCGCCGCCACCAAACAGTGACGATGGCACCATGGTGTAGACGCCGGTTGCCGTGTCAAAGGTCAGGATGTTGTTGCTGGGACTGGTTGGAATAGTCGAGATCGTCGCAAACTCGCTCCAGTCGGTATCAATCGTAACGGCGCCGTGGGCCTTGGTAGCATCGATGCCGACGCCGCCCACGATGTTGCCGGGGAAGCCAACGACCTGCCGCAGTTTGAGAACCGGCATGCTCATCGCGCCACCACTCCCGCGGCGATCGCCAGCGTGCCGATCAGCGCCTGGCCGGTCTCCTCGTCGTCGCCGATGGTAATGCCAAGGTCGTAGGTGCCAGGGCAGAGGCCGGTCATCTCGCTGCGCGCGAATGTCACGATGAAAGTGCCGAGATCGACCACCACGACCTTGCCGTTGTCGATCGTGGCTGACAGCAGCGCGCGGCAGTCGGTCGGATGCTTGACCTCGAAGATGATGGCCTTGCCGGTGAGGTCGAGCAGTTCGTCGGTGTCATCATCGACGATCTGAAACTCGCGCTGGAAGGTAGCGCGGTTGGACTGAGCTTCGAGGCGTCCGAAGTCCATGGCGTCTACAGTTTCATATAGAACGTGCCGAGCATGGTGCGCGGCGTGTTGTTGTGAGAGGCGCTAGATCCGATAGTGCTCGCGGTGAAACCGTGAGCGTGTCCGTTGCTCTCGCCGGCGGTATTCCCGCCTCCGGTATTATTTACGGCGGCGACAACGGGGATGCTGCCAAACGCTTGGGTGGTTGAGCCGGACTGAGCGTCGTATAGATCGCCGCCGCCATGGGTATGATCGACGTTGTTGCCGTCCGTCGTGCCGGTATGGTTATGCGCGGCGAGTTCAGCGACCGAGAGCGTGTGGGTTATCTCACCAAGGATGCCGGACGGTATGAACCGACTATCACGCTCGACCGGAACTGCGCTAAATCCGCCGCGGTCGCTGTTGCCCATGGTGGACAAGCCGCCGATT